AGTCTGAGAGATGGTGCTATCAAATTGAATCAAGTCATTGATGAGATTTACACCAATCTAGGTAACGATACCAATCTACAAGTCAACGTAGGATCCCCTACGACTGGACAAACCTTAGTATGGAATGGTGCTCAGTTCGCTGAGGGTCATTATAATGCATTTACATCTGATGTAGATGTAGCAGGTTTTAAAATCATATCATCAGGTAATGGTGACGTAGTTATACAACCTAACGGCACTGGAGATATCAAATTCTGGGCTGGTAATACTGGATCAGCATTAACATACATTGATGGTGCTGATGGTAAGTTAAAATGGGCTAATCACTTTGATGAAGCTGCCAATCTACCAGATGCATCTACTCATCATGGTATGTTTGCTCATGCCCATCTTGAAGGAAAGGGATACTTTGCACACAGTGGTGTATGGCAACCATTATTAAGTGAGAGTAGTAGTTTAGGTCTCCTAGGAGACGTAGATATGACAGTAGGTGGAGGTCCTAGTGATGGTCAAGTTCTTAAATGGTCCGCTGCAAATGCTAAATGGGAGCCTTCTAACGATCTCGAAGGATCTGGAGGAGGCGGTGGCACGACTCAAAACCTCTTTGAAGGATTCACTGCTGACACTGGCAGTACTACTGCTAGTGCTGCTACTGATGTCCTTACAGTTGCGGGAGGCACTAATATCACGACTACAATCGTCGGAGACACCCTCACAATAAACATGTCGGGGGCACTTGGAGATGCTAACCAAAATGCTTACGGTGTAATAGGTAGTGATTCTGGATCAAAGACAGCAGGTAGTGCTACTGCTACTATTAATTTAATTGGTGGCACTGGTATTAGCACTGCTGTATCAGGTGACAACCTAACAATTACTAATGATTCTCCAAACGTATCACAGAATATATTCCAGACAATCGCTGGTGATAGTGGTACCACTGCTGCTGGAAGTGCAACCACTACATTAACTTTAGCGGGCGGTAATGGAGTTACAACTGCTGCAACAGCAGACACTTTGACTATAAACGCAGATCTTTATCTTTCATCGTCTGCATCCTCAAATGATAACATTGTATTTAATGGCACTGCATGGGAACCTGTAGAAAGTCCTACTGTTAGTTTCACAGTCACTGCACCTACCATGTCTGAATATCAATTCTCAGGTGGTGGTGTTAATAGTTCATCTAACAACCCAACAATCTATGTTTATAGAGGGTTTACATATAGATTTAATAACTCTGCTGGTGTAGCTCACCCATTTGAGATAAGACAGTCAGCAGGTGGTTCTGCTGTAACTGCTGGTGTTACTGGATCTACCACTGGTGTTCAGTACTGGACAGTACCACAGAGTCTTGCTGCTGCCACAACATATGTTTATCAATGCACACTCCATGCCGCTATGGTTGGAAATCTAGTAGTAGTCTAATATGACAAGAACAGTACCTGGATCTGGAGCACAAATCTTCCCTGTATTTAATAGTATATCAGGGGTGAGGGATGTCTATGTGATCAATGCTGGTAGTGGATACGATCCTAACGATCCACCCAGACTTCGTATTGATAACTGCGGTACTCCAATTCGTGATGCTGTTTTAAGACCTGTTATAGAAGGTGAAGCTGGTGAGATTACTGCTGTAGAAGTATTAGACCCAGGTGAAGGATATAATCCTTTACAGTTAATAGTAGAAGATGATGCTTCTGATGGTCATGCAGATGGTATAGTATATCTAAAAGAGGATGGTAGTATTGACTTCATTCAGGTTACCACTCCTGGTGATGGTTATTTTGATGCTACTGCTCGTATTGAAGGTGGTGGTGGGTCTGGTGCTGAGTTGGTCCCTGTTACAGGACTGATAACTGGTCTTGCTATTGAAGAGCAAGGTAGAAACTATACTGAAGAAGACGTTAACCTCATCATATCAGGTGGTGGTGGACAGGGTGCAACTGGTGTTGCTGCTGTTAATCCATTCGGTGAAGTTAGTTCTATTACCTTGACTAACCAAGGTGAATTCTTTGAATCACCTCCTCTTATACAGATAATTAAGGGCGGTGGATCAGGAGCAACGGCCGAAGCATATATTAGTCTAGGACAAATTACAAATATTAACCTCTTGGCAGGTGGTGGTGGATATAGTACCCCTCCAGAGATTATCTTTACTAGGGATACTAACCTTATTAGAGAAGCAAGAGTTAGACAGTCGTTAAATGCAGTCACATACAACCTTACAGGTATTACAACTAACTTAACGTCAAGTCAAACAGAAATACCAGTTGAAACTACCAGTCCTTTCCCAGGTTCAGGTAAAATACTGCTTGGTAGAGAGTTAGTTAGATATACAGGTAGGACACAGAAGGGTGTAGACGGTGCTACGTACGATGCTTTCACTGGATGTGATAGAGGTATTAACTTCCGTTTCGATCAGAAGGTCATACTTGATAATCTACAAGATGATCCTAATACAGGACTAACTGCTTACAATTTCAGTGTTACTGATAAGGTAAGAAGAGTTGTTGAGTCATCTAACAACCGAGTTGCTATTGTTTATGACTGGGATGAAGCACAAAGAGCACTTTATCTAACCTTTGAGGTTGATGAGTTAGCATTCATCGATGGTGGTAGATCTAATGAGAAAGCAAAGAACATAGCATTCGTTGCTGGTACTTCTGGATCATCAGGAACAGGTATTGAACCTCATATCTTAGTTGAGAAAGAGGGCAGTGACATTGTTACATTCACTTCACCATTAGGACTTATCCTTAACAGGGCATTTGAAGATGATGATGAAGAATACACTGACAGTGAAGGTATACAACGATTTGGTGATGGTATTATTGACTTAGTTAACACTGGGACAGACTTTGAAAACCAGATTAACCTAGACGGAGGCATCGCACCGTCTAAATATGGTATAGAAGAGACTCTTGGTGGTACCAACACTACTTTGTTACAGATTGGTGACCAAATATATGATGGTAGTCAGAATGCTTTAGTTGCAACAGTACAATCTGCTGGTCAACTAGGTGATGGTGATACACACGTTGCTCTAGCAACTATTATTATTGAATATACCACCTCAGTACTCCACCGTGTAGCACCAGCAGAAGAAGTTGAGGGTGTAACGACTGGAGTTAAAGCACAAACTGTCTCTAGGACTCCTGGTCCTAAGAATGGACAATATACATTAAATGTAGAAAGTCTAGTTAATAATGGTGATACTTACAAGTTTAATGTAGGTGAAGTACTCAGAGGAAACGCTTCTGGAGGACTAGCCAACATCAAATCTGTTGAATATAATGCATTTGCCCGAAACGAGGGTGAATAACACACATAAATAAAAAGAAGGCAATTGTATAGTAATGGCATTACTTACCGACCAATTTAGAATATTTACTGCCGAAAGGTTCAGGAAGGCACTTGAAGGGCCAAATCCTACTCAGTCTGACCTGGAAGCGGGTACTAGTCGGGATCGCCTTTACGTGTTTATTGGTAGACCACAACCGTGGGATAACGAAAATGCACCTCCAGACCCAGTAGATTCATTCCAAGAATTCTCCGATGACTATTCGGACATGATCTCCCTGAAGAGAGTGTTAGCAAATGACACCATTCAGGTTATTCGTCGTACTGACTGGATACCACCAGAGCAAACAACTGGTGGACTAGGTTATGTTTATGATATGTATCGCCATGATTACTCCTCGACTAAAACTGCATCATCGGGTGCGACTAAACTTTACGACGCAGATTTCTACGTTGTTAACTCGTCGTATCAAGTATACAAGTGCATTTACAACGGGACATCTCCTTCTGATCCTAACGGTAAACCTAGTACTGTTGAGCCTACTGGCACCTCCACTTCAATTATCACAACTGCTGATGGCTACCGTTGGAAGTATATGTTCACGATCCCTGTGGGTCAAGTTCTAAAATTCTTCTCCAACGAATACATGCCAGTGTTGTTTGACACTGCTGTTGTAGCAGATGCTATCGGTGGAGAGATTGATACTATTGTTATTGGATCATCTGGTGCTGGTTATAACAACGGCACATATGAAAACGTCCCCATTAAAGGAGACGGTGTAGGTGGTAGAGTTTCACTTGTTGTAGACGGTGGTCGTATTGCCTCTGCTACTGTTACATCTGGTGGATCTGGATACACCTTTGGTAAAGTAATCATCGATGAAGTCAACGGTATTGGTGCTGGAACAGGTACTGGTGGTAGCGTTGAAGTTGTTATACCTCCTACTGGTGGTCATGGAGCATCCCCTGCTACTGAGTTGGGTGGTTTCCGTGTGATGATTAACACTAAGTTCACCTATGATGAAGGATCTGGTGACTTCCCAACTGACAACGACTATCGTCGTATTGGTTTGGTAATTAATCCTAACAAGTTTGGCACAACAGAGTTAACATCAGATTTAACATTGAGTGCAACAAAAGCGTCTATCTTCGCACCTACGTTTACTGGAAACTTCCAGACTGACGAGATTATAACCCAGTCTCGTACTGTTGGTGGTCAACAGGTAACAGCAAGAGGACGTGTTATATCATGGAATAGCACTACTAAGGTACTTAAGTATTATCAGAATAGAATTGACGGGGTATTCCCAGAATTCACTGGTAACTTAATTGACTTTGAAGGTGGTAACCCAATTGTGGGTGCTATCTCAGGTGCATCTGCTGACCCAGACATTAACTTCCCTATTGTTTCTGGATCCTCTACGAGGGTTATTAACAATGCTGAGTACGACTTAGGTATGGCATTTACCAATGGTTATGCAAAAGCAGAAGTAGATCCTAACTCAGGTGACGTGATCTACATAGATAATAGAGGTGCGATTACTCGTGCTGGAGACCAAATTGAAGACATCAAAATCGTAATCGAGTTCTAAGACATGCCACAGAATACTAATTTAAACATTAGTCCTTACTTTGATGACTTTGATAAGGACAAGAATTTTTACAGAGTCTTATTCAGACCAGGATATCCTATCCAGGCAAGAGAACTCACGACCATGCAGTCGATCCTTCAGAACCAGTTGGAGTCTGTTGGACAACACTTCTTTAAAGAAGGAAGCATGGTTATACCAGGTCAGGTGGGTTATGACCTTCAAGTGCAAGCAATTGTCCTTCAACAATCCTTCCTAGGGGTAGACGTTGAGACGTATCGTACCCAGTTAAATGGACAGATTATTGAGGGTATTACTACAGGTATTAAGGCAAAGGTACTATATTCTATCCCCTCTACAGAGAGTACTAGAGGGTATGTTACATTATACGTTAAGTATGTTGAGTCAGGTGACACTACCAGTGACACTACCCTCAAGACTTTTCAGCCCAACGAGCAACTATTGGCCGAAAATGAAATAACCTTCGGTACTACTTTGATTGAAGTAGGATCACCATTTGCTCAACTATTACCAGTCAATGCGATTGCAGTAGCATCTACTGCATACATTAATGCTGGTGTTTACTTTATTAGAGGACACTTTGTAGATGTACCAAGCTCATATCTCATCCTTGATCAATACGATAACAACCCATCTTACAGAGTTGGACTTGAGGTCAGCGAGTCAATCGTTACGCCAGAAGATGATCCATCGCTTAATGATAATGCGGCTGGCACATCTAACTACAGTGCTCCAGGTGGTCACAGATTTAGAATTAAGACTACTCTCACTAAGAAGCCAATCACAGACGAGACAGATAAGAACTTCATTGAATTACTGCGTATCAACCAGTCAAAGGTTGAGCAATTCGTTACTTCAACTGCATATTCAGAGCTTGAAAGATCTATGGCTCGTAGAACATACGAGGAGTCTGGAGACTATGTAATTGATACCTTTACTGTTAAGGCAAGAGAGTGTTTGGATGATGGTTTTAACAACGGTGTATACCGTGCAGGTGATAAGACTGATCAAGGTGCACTAGCATCTGATGATCTAGTAGCATTTGAGGTATCTCCAGGACGTGCGTATGTTAAAGGATACAGGACTGAGTTTCTTGTACCACAATACGTTGATGCTCCTAAACCAAGAGATTTCGATTCAGTACAAAACGCTATCCTAGCATTCAGATTAGGACAGTATGTAAAAGTTTATGACGTGTATGGATGGCCCGACCTAACTGGTGAAGGTGTTACATCTGCATATCAAACCCTAGAGATATATGATGATTGGACACTGAATACCACCAACACTACCCAAGGTACGTTGATTGGTAGGATGCGTACTGTCCAGATACAAGAGACTAATATAAATGGTGTCTGGGATCTATGGATATTTGATGCCCAAATGTTTACTGCAATCAACTTTGCAGCAGGTAATCAGACCGTACAGGTAGGTGATTTGATCCGTGGTAGGTCATCTCAGGCAACAGGTTTCGTTGCAGAAGCAGGGTCAGGTACCAACTGTAGACTAGAGCAAGTTTCAGGTGTCTTCCAGAATGGCGAGGTAATGGAGCGTGATGGCCGAGTTGTTGGAACACTAGAAGCAGCACATACATTTAACTTAACTGATGGTAGACATGTAGTTGGTAGAAACGCAGGTAATGCTGTTATCTTCGGTGCTAACTTAATGTTGAATGACGTTAGGATTATTGAAGGCACAACTATTACTATTGACCAAGCAGGTAATAGTAGACTAGAAGGATTTAGGACAAAGTTTGCACAAGACTTACGTCCAGGCGATGTAGTTACACCAACTAATACATCTGAAGAGGGTGAGAATACTCTTAGGATTTCTACAGTTGATGTTACTGCAATCAACACAACTTATACAAACGCTGCTACAGGTCAGTCAGCATACATCTTTGACTACCTCAATCAGTATGCTGCATTAGAAAATGGAGCGAAGAAAGGTACTGTAAATGATGGGGAAGTAGGTGCTCTAGCACGTATGAGACCTTTCATATTCCAGAAAGACTACCAGAATGGTGAGCTATCTATTGACTGTCCTAGGACATCTATGAAGTCAATCTCTGACGAATCATTCTTCGTATTCAGGACATTCACCAACAAGACTGTTGTATCAGGTGGTGTTACTGTATCACTACCAGAATCAGAGCAGTTTGCAACACTTGATGATGAAAACTATATCCTAACTATCATTGCTGAGTCAGGATCTGCATGGTCTGTAGGACAAAACTTAGATATAGACAATCTGAATACCCTTGGTACTTTGACAGTTACCTTCGGTGCTGACAGACAGTCAATCACTATTGATGGTCTTGCTAATGTATCTACAATCAAACTAACTGCACTGGTATCTAAGAATATCGTCAGTAAGAAGATTAAGACTGCTGCTAAGATGAGAGCGTTGAAAGTTATCCGCACTCGTATTAACAACGACCAACAGAAATATGGTTTGGCATATGGTAACCTATATGGCACACGTATTGAAGATGAAGAGATATCATTTGCTCTTAATGACGTATACAAAGTACATGCTGTATATGAGTCAGAGAATGATAGCGATGCATCACCACCATATATTGTATTAACAGAGTCAACCTTCTTCGATAACGGGACAGTTATCATAGGTAAGACATCTGGTGCTCGTGGTAGAGTTATTCAGTTTATCAACGCTACTTTAAGACTATACTATGTCCAGTTAAATGAAATTCCATTTGCTGCTGGTGAGTCTGTAGAAGGTGTAGATGATGATGGAGTACCTCTATCAGCATTCGTTGATGACGCTGAGGGATCAGTATTCAGAGGTAGTAAAGTTGTTACTACTCAGTATGAATTAGACCCAGGTCAGAAAGCACATTACTATGATGTCTGTAAGATTACTAGACTTCCACAGTATACTCCACCTATTCGTAAACTATTAGTAGTCTTTGATTACTTCATTCATGAATCATCTGGAGATTACTTTGCTGCTCAGTCATATACAGGTATCTCATATAAAGATATTCCAACCTATAAACTTGATGGATCTATTAACTGGTTAAGAGACCAAGTAGACTTCCGTCCAGGTGTAGGTGAATTAGCATCTGGATCAGGTACAGTTACTGCACCATTCTATGTTAACTGTGCATCTCTAGACTTTGCTGCTAGACAATTCGATACCTCTGGAGGTACTGGAGGATCTACCATCTTCGATATACCGAAGGTGAATACAGAGATTCGTATGGACTATTCATACTATCTCCCACGTGCAGATAAACTATATCTAACGCATGACAACAAGCTTAAGATAGTTAAGGGTGTATCCTCTGAGGATCTACCACCCCCAGATGGCATTTCTAATGCTATGCTACTAGCACAGATTGAATACCGTCCCTACACATATGATGTAGAGAGAGATATTCTAATCAGTCCTGAGATTATCAGACGATATACCATGAAGGATATCGGTGATCTTGAGACAAGACTAGAGCACGTAGAGTACTATACATCTCTATCTCTATTAGAATCACAAGCAGAAAATACTAAGACATATGATGATAACGGATTTGACCGTCTTAAGAATGGTTACGTTGTTGATGACTTTACCGATCACAACGTTGGTGACGTTCTCTCAGTTGACTACAAATGCTCTCTCGACTTCAAGAATGGATTCCTTAGACCATCACACTATACAACCAACGTCCCACTTGAATTAAATATGGCAGCGTCTTCCAATATTGTGAAGACTACTGGTAACATGGCATTGCTACCATGGGATGATGAAGCAATCATTACTCAACCATATGCATCTAGGGTAGAGAATGTAAACCCATTTAACGTGTTTACTTTCATTGGTCGTATTGACCTTACTCCTGCATCTGATGACTGGGTTGACATTAAGAGATTACCAGCTCGTGTTGAAAACGTAGAAGGTGACTTCTCTTCTGTTGCAAGGGATTTACAGGTTGACCAGAATGGATTCGCTCCTATTCAGTGGGGATCATGGAAGACTAACTGGACAGGTGAATCATTACAATCTACCTCACAGTTTAGAAACAGATCTGGATCATTCAGTGCAGGTGGTCGTAGACTCGGTAGATTGGGTCACGGACAAGGAAGACAGCCTCTATTCGTGCACGAAAGACGTACTTGGAGGGTTGTTAACAACCAAGCAAGACAGGGTATTAAGACTCGTGTTGTTGCTAAGATTGATAAGAAATCTCTAGGAGATACACAGTTATCTCAGACAGCGATACCTTGGATTAGGTCTCGTAACGTCTCATTCAACTGTGACAGAATGAAGCCTCGCACAAGAATCTATGCATTCTTCGATGGTGTTAACGTAACAACTTACATCACACCTAAAGTTATTGAGATTGTTAAGTCATCTACTGCTGATCCTAATACCAACGAAACACCTTTCGTTGAAGGTGAGACTGTAGTTGGTAGCATCTCAGGATGTAGATTCAAGGTTGCTCCTGCAAATGATGGATATAAGACTGACCCATACGGAGTCGGTGCTTCTACATTAGCAGAGTCATATGCATCGCAGACACCTTATATTAATATTGATACTGGATCATTATCAGAGAGTGTCAACCCTAACTACTACGGCAATATGAATGTCGGAGAAGTACTGGTAGGACAGACATCTGGTGCACGTGCAGTAGTTAAAGACCGTCGTTTACTCACAGACAATGTTGGTAGTTTCAAAGGATCATTCTTTATTCCTAACCCAGGTAACGATTCAAACCCTCGTTGGGCAACGGGCACAAGGACATTCCGTTTTACCACGTCGAATACAAACAGTAAGGCGAGTGGAGAAGTAGATTCATCTGCTGATACCACATACTCAGCACAGGGTACATTGAAGACTGTTAGGGAAAACATTCTTGCTATCCGTAATGCTGAATTAGTTAAAGATACAGTTTCTGATACTAGGACAGTTAACACTACTAGGACAGAGACAAGACAGATTGGTTGGTATGACCCTCTTGCTCAATCATTCATATTTGCTGAGGAGGGTGGTGTATTCCTAACTGGTATTGATGTATTCTTCAAGACTAAGGATGCTAACATTCCTATCTCTATGCAGATCAGGACTATGGAGAATGGTTATCCTACTAAGGATATTCTTCCTTTCTCTGACGTAACAATAACACCTGATCAGATTGAATTGTCAGACAATGCAGCGATTGCATCTCGTTTTACATTCAGATCTCCTGTATACATTAAAGCATCTACTGAATATTGTTTCGTATTACTATCTGACTCTAACGAGTACCAAGTCTGGATCTCCAGAATGGGTGACGTTGATGTCACAGGTACAAGGACTATATCAGAGCAGCCATATGCTGGTGTCTTATTCAAGTCACAAAACGCATCTACATGGACTGCTGACCAGTACGAAGACATGAAGTTCACTGTCTATCGTGCTAAGTTTAATCAACTACAAGGTACTGCAATTCTCAATAACGCAGAATTGGGTAAAGGTAATGGTGGTATTCACAACCTTATTGAGAATCCTATCCTGACCCTGAAACCAACTCAGATATTACAACTACCTGCTGGTCAAAACTTTAACTTCACTATCGGTGCAAGAATCACACAGAGTCCATCTGGTGCATCTGCTACGATTAAAGAATTTGATGCTAACTCAGACCCAGAGAAGATAACCATTACTGATATTGATGGTGCATTCTCTGCTGGTTTCTTAGATGCTAACAATGATCCATTCCAAGGTCTTGCTTCATCTCAGTCAGTATCAACTATAGTACTATCTGCTATCTACAACGGCACATTTGAAGTAGGTAACGTAGTTAGTGGATCTACATCTGCTGCTACTGGTATAGTCACAGACTATAATGCAGGTACAAACACATTGACTCTAAACTATATCACTAAAGCATTCGATGCTAGTGATACGTTATCAGAGCCAGGAGGCACAAGTGCTACCATTACAAGTATTTCTTATAGTGGTGACTCCTATATTGCTTATCCAACAGGCACTCCTTCTTATCCTAATGATGATAAGGAAATAGCAATCTCTTGTAGAAACCATGGTATGCATCAACGTACCAACAACGTAGAGATTGAAGGTGTAATATCTGAGGTACCTATAACAACCTTAACTACTACACTATCTCAAGCAGCAACCTCTATTCAGGTATCTGATGCATCTCAATTCCACAAGATTATTGGTGGTGCAGGGATTGATAACTTGAATCCTGGTTACCTTAAGATTGAAGATGAGATCATTCAATACTCTTCTATATCTACCAATGGTCAGGTGATCACAGTTGCTAACTCTGGTAGAGGTAATAGTGGTACTGCTGACGTAGAGCATCCCTCTGGATCAGTTGTTGAATGTTATAACCTAGATGGTATACCTCTAACAGAAATCAATAAAGTCCATAGTTCACTTGAGTGTCCATGGATTGATACATTCATGTTACAGGTTGAGCACGTCGCAACTAATGGTATTAGAGGTGGTGGTGCTAATGTATGGTCATCACAAAACGTACAGTTTGAAACTCTGACACCTACCGTATCTACTATGGTATTGCCAGACACTGAGATAACTGCTCGTATTAATACTACTACTGCTACTTCTGTTGGAGATGGTGGTGGTGAAGGTGCATCATCTGCTCGTGACCAATCCTCCTTTGTTAACAACGGTCAATATCTTGACATTGTGTTGAATGAGGAAAATGCATTCACGAGTCCTCAAATGATCGCTTCTAAGATCAATGAGCAAAATAAATTGGATGGTAACAAGTCATTGACTATGGCACTTACTCTGACATCTGAATCAGATAAGTGGTCTCCTTGTATTGACTTGGATAGGTTGTCATTAATTACAACTACCAACCGAATCAACTGGTGGCCTGGCGGTCCTGCTCCTTATGGACAGCAGGGTCAAATTGATAGGACAATGGATGTATCTGTCCTGCCAACAGGTGATCAAAACGATGCCGTGTATCTATCACGTCTCGCTCGCCTAGGATCTGAGGCCAGATCTCTTAAGATCGACTTCCAGATAACTAGACATCCAAGTACTGAAATTAAAGTATATTATCGTGCATTCAAGCAAGGTGATACTGCCGATCCTAATACGGTTGGTTGGACTTATGTAGGTGCACCTTCTAATGACTCTCAAGGACAGGCATATGATTCTACTCCTTCTGATGAGCCACTCTGGAAGGATTATGCTTACGAAGTCCGAGGTTTAAATTTCAATGCTTTCCAAGTTAAGATTGTCATGAGATCTAAGAATCAGGCACGTGTGCCTTTGATTGCTGATCTACGTGCTATAGCCTTAGCTACTTAGAACCTCATCCCCAACCCTTACATGGTTGATTATAATTATTATTATGTCTGATGTCAAGCCCCAAAATCCTGAAGAGCACATAAAGGTCTTCAAAGATGATCTAATCCCTGTTGACGGCCATGATGGCTGGTTTCGTGATCCTGATTCAAACGCTATTGTTAACTGTAACAAATCAGCATATGAAGAGTACATGGCTTCATATAACAAGAGAGCGAAGAAGGAAAATGAATTCAGCACTTTACAAAAGGACGTTGATGGACTAAAATCAGATATATGTGATATTAAATCATTACTACAAAATCTAGTGGAGCGAAACAATGCCAGCTGACGTGACCGAAACAAAAGATCCTGCAGAACTCGTAGGACAATTCAAAGAAAGATATCAAAATTTGATAAATGAAAACAATCAGTTATCAAAAAAGATTAAAGATAATGAAGCAACAGCCTTAAAACTACTTGGTGCCATTGAGACACTTGAGTATCTGAATCCACCCCAGGAAACAGAAGAGGAGACACCTGCTGCTGCTGAGTGATATAAATAAACCAGTAAGACTGTATGCAGTGCTTGGATCCTAAAGTAAATGGCAAATAGAATACAATTACGACGTGATGGTGCACAGCAGTGGGCTAACGTCAACCCAATCCTTGCTCAAGGTGAGTTAGGTATCGAAATCGATACTTC